GGAACGTGCCTGCCGCGCTTGACGCGGCGATGGGCAAGACGGACTGACCCACCGCGACGGGTCAACATCAACTTCAACAGGAGCAACAACCATGAGCAACAACCTTCCGCAAGTAGGCCAGTCCACCGCAGCCGTTCACGCCATGCTGGCGCAGAATCGGGTCGATCCGACCCAGGGCGGCACCGGACTGCAGTACCTGTCCTTCGACTCGAAGCGTACCGGCGAGTGGACCTATGGCGTCGAGCGTGAGCCGTGCAGCGGCGAGCGCTTCAGCTTGGACCTCACGAGCCTCAAGCACGGCTGGGTGCTGTGGCACCAGCGCAAGCCCAACCGTCGCCTCGTGCCGATTAACCAAGACAAGCCGGAACCGCAAGAGCCTGTCGAATGGACCGATAACAAGGGCCGCACCCAGGTAGACGACGCCAACGAAGCACGCAGCTTCCAGGGCACGTTTGAGGATGGCACCCGGTTCGAGTTCGAGACCTGCAGCTACGGTGGTCGCCGGGCGGTAGATACACTCCTCGGGGAGCTGTTTACCCGCGCTGCGCAAGGCAGTCCGTTCATCTATCCGCATTGCGTACTGGAGAGCGACAGCTACGATCACCAGACCTACGGGAAGCTGTACAACCCTGTGCTGCGGATCGTGGCCTGGTACGACGAAGCGGGCAACGAGGAGGAGGGCGCAGCCCCTGCGCTCGCCGCAGACGCGCCCGAGGAGAGCGAGGACGAGGAAGCCGAGCAGGAGGAGGCACCGGCCCCGCGCCGTCGTCGTCGCCGTCAGGCGTAACCCACCCGGCCCCTTCGGGGGCCGCACTTTCTGGACACTGCCATGACCCCCTACAACATCGACTTCGAGACCTACTCGAAGGTGGACCTGTGGCTATGCGGCGCGCACGCCTACGCCACGGACCCGAGCACGGGCATCTACTGCATGGCCTACGCCTGCGGCGACGCCGAGCCGGAAATCTGGCTGCCGGGCGACCCCTTTCCCGACGATCTGGCCGAGCATATTGAGGCGGGCGGCGAGCTGCGCGCGTGGAATGCGCAGTTCGAGCGGCTGCTGTGGTGGTACGTGCTGTCGCCCGATTTTGACGCGCCCGAACCCGCGCTGGAGCAGTTCTACTGCACCGCGGCGCGTGCCCGCGCACACGGGCTGCCCGGCGGGCTTGGCGACGCCGCTCGCGCGCTGGATTTGCCGCAGACGAAGCAGGCCGAGGGTAAGCGGCTCATCAAGACCTACAGCGCCCAGGGGGTGCCCTGGGCGGACATCCCCGAAGACGACCGCAAGCTGTGGGTTGAGTACTGCCTGCAGGATGTCGTGGTCGAGCGCGCCATCGGTAGCGTCCTGCGCGAGCTGGACGACATCGAGCGCGAGGAGTACTGGGCGAACGAGCGCGTGAACGACCGCGGCGTGCCGGTGGACGTGCCGCTTGCAGAGGCGGCGCTGGAGTACGCCGAAGAAGTCGTCGGTGACGTGGATAGCCAGATCGCCGCGCTGACCGGCGGCGTAGTGCAGAGCGCCCGATCGCGGAAGGAGCGCGATGCGTGGCTGCTCCCGCAGCTTGATGAGGCGCAACTGGCCGCGATCACTGTGTACAAAGGCGGTGTGAAGAAGATCAGCCTGGACCAGCACCACCGCGACGCGCTGCGCGACGTGGACAGCACGCCCGGCACGCCGGTCGAGCGCTGGCTGGGCCTCATGGACGAGGCGGGCGGGAGCACGATAAGCAAGTACAAGGCCATGGCTCACGGTGCGGTGGACGGGCGCGTGCAGGGCACGTTGCTGTGGAACGGGGCGGGGCAGACCGGACGCTTTAGCAGCCGCCGCATCCAGCTCCACAACCTGCGGCGGGACTCTTTCGATGACCCCGAGCCGCTGATTGCCGACCTGCTGGAAGGCTACGAGCTGCCCGAGGTCACGACGACTCTAGCGCGGCTTGTCCGCTCCGCCATCTACCAGCCGGATGGCGGACTGGCGTGGTGCGACTGGTCGGCGATTGAGGGCCGCGTCTGCCCGTGGCTGTCGGCGAGCGATGACGGCGAGCAAAAGCTGGACCTGTTTCGTGACGGGCAGGATGTCTACGTCCATACCGCCGCCAGCACGTTTGACGTGCCGGTGGACGACGTGACGAAGGACCAGCGCCAGCTCGGCAAGGTGCAGGAGTTGTCATTGCAGTTCCTCGGCGGTGTCGGTGCGCTGCAGGCCCTGGCGCGCGGCTACGGTAGGGAGATCGAGGAGGCGCGCGCGGAGTTTCTTCGCGACCGCTGGCGGGCTGCGAACCCGTGGGCGCAGCGCTTTGGCAGGGAGCTGGAGACGGCCATGTTCCGGGCTGTGCTGTATCCGGGCGAGTGGCAGGAGGCTGGACGGATCGCTTACGCCTCCGATGGCGGCGACTGGCTCTGGTGCCGTCTGCCGAGCGGACGGATGCTTGCGTACTTTCAGCCGCGCATTGAGAGCGTGGAGACGCCCTGGGGCGAGGAGCGCGACGCGGTGGTGACGCTATGGGGCGCGCGCAAGCCGCCTGCAGGCGAGCCGTGGACGCGGCGGGCGATGCACGCGGGCATCATGCTGGAGAACATTACCCAGGCCGTCGCTGCCGATCTACTGCGGGAGGCGCTTCTGGCGTGCGAGGACGAGGGGGTGGACGTGGTGCTGCATGTTCACGACGAGATTATCACCGAGGGCGCGGAGAACGTGAACCGCCTGCGGCAGATCATGCTGCAGTCACCGGAGTGGGCGGAGGGCCTACCCCTCGCCGCCGAGGGTGGCAGCGGATTGCGTTACGGGAAATAGTTGTAAGAATTGCTTGTAAGTTTATACGGCCTGATCTAGGCTTGTCAGTAGGTAACGAGGAGACGCGAATGGATGCACTGAAAAAGCAGATCGGCGGACAGCACTACAAAGACTGCTCGCCGCAGCCCATCGAGTTTATCGAGGGCAACAGTCTGGGCTTTCTGGAGGGCTGCGCAGTGAAGCGCCTGGCGCGACACGACAAGCCCACCGGCAAGGGGCGGGAGGACATCGAGAAGGCGATGCACGAGCTGGAGCTTATATTGCTGTTCCGCTACCCGGAGTCGAGCGAGTGAAGTGTCCTACTTGCGGCGGCGAAACGCGCGTCTTGCTGACTCGCACGCCACACCCGCAGCTCGTCCGTCGCCGCCGTGAGTGCGTGCGGTGCGGACGGCGCATGACGACACAGGAAAGTGAGGTTCGGAAGAATTGAGTTGTGGCCCGGCGTGGCCCGGCTTGGCACGGCAGGGCTCGGCGCAGCGGGGCATGGCTTGGCTTGGCGAGGCACGGCAGGGCGAGGCGAGGACGACCTGGGGCAAGTCGAGAAACTACCCCACCCTACAATCACGACACGGAGTAGTACGATGGAGACGATAGGCGTAACACTGACAGGCACGCGTCCGCTGCTTATGCACGCGGACACTTACGCTAATCCGCTGCACCCGCTTACGAAAGCGCACAAGGAGCTTACAGTGAAGCGGAAAAAAACTGACGACGATTACGAGGTCATAGCCAAGTCTGAGTGGCGGGGCGCGCTTTACTACGACGACACCGAGGGGCCGTACCTCCCCGGTATCAACATCGAGTCCGCCCTGGTCGCTGGCGGCAAGCTGCTTCGACTAGGTGCGCAGTTGAAGCGTTCCGTCGAGGTAGTCCACGAGATACACCCGCTGCGCTACTCCGGGCCGCGATCCGTCGAGGCGCTGTGGGATGCGGGCTATTACGACGTGCGCAGCGTCAAGGTTGGCACAAGTCGCGTTATGCGCTGCCGCCCGCTGTTCCGTGAGTGGGCCGTAGGCGTGCAGATCGCCTACAACCCCGAGTCGATTAACGCTGCCGAAGTTCTGCAGTGCCTAGTATCGGCTGGCGAATACTGCGGCATCGGTGACTACCGCCCGAAGTTCGGCCGGTTCTCTGCGGAGGTAGCGGCATGAATGCCCCGTATAAAGCGATAGAGGAGGCGCTTCAAGCGTATTTCAGGTCCGGTTTTCGGGACGGCGACCTTGTGTCTCACGACTGGCTGCAGAGCGCCCTAGACGGCGCAGGCAAAACGCAGTTGCAGTACATGGATCACTTTGAACTGTTCCGGGCAGTGCTGCTGCGGGAGCACCAGATAGCGCTAGAGAATGTCTGGGGCAAAGGCTACCGCGTTGTCCCGCCGCAGGATCAGGCGCGCTACGCTGCGCAGACGGCTTCTGCGCACATAACGCGGGGGCTGCGTAAAGCAACTGCGCTGCTGCACTACACCCGCCGGGATGAAATGACCGATGCAGAGCGGCAGCGGCATACGGACACCGAGGTGCGGATGGGCGCGCTGGCGGGGATGATGGCAAAAGGTAAGCGCGACGTGTTCGCGGCGCTCAACACAGAGCGCAACGGCACGCGGCGTAAAGACTAGCACGGCAGGGCCTGGCTAGGCAGGGCCTGGCACGGCTCGGCGCGGCTCGGCATAGCATGGCGCGGCGCGGCAAGGCCTGGCTCGGCGGGGCACGGCGAGGCGAGGATGGTCCTGGGCACGACTGAAAAAGGCCCACCACTAATTATCAGGAGCTAGAACAATGACCGAGAGCAGATTCCACGCTTTTATGGAAGGCACCCTAGAGTTCGACGACATCCAGATCACCTACTACGACGGGCTCGTGGAGACGGTGTTCTGGCGCGGCCTGGACATCCTGTCCCGGCTGACGAACTGCGAGATCGAGGCGCTGCAGGAGCAGATCGCCTATGAAATGGCCGAGCGCGGCGAGGTGGTGAGCGCTGCGCAGCGGGAGGGAGGTGAGTGATGAAGGTTCACCTTATAGACAAAAAGGCAAAAGTGCCGACACGCGGCAGCGATTTGGCGGCTGGATACGACCTATACAGCACCGAGAGCCACACGCTGCAGCCGTTTGATCGCGTCGCTGTCGGGACGGGTATCAGGGTCGGCATTGAGCCCGGCTGGTACGGGCGCATCGCGCCCCGCAGCGGACTTGCAGCGAAGCACGGCATCGACGTGCTGGCAGGAGTCATCGACGCCGACTATCGAGGGGAGGTGCTGGTGGTGCTCATCAACCTGGGCAAGCTCCGGTACGACATCAGCGCCGGAGATCGTATCGCTCAGATCATTTTTGAGCCTTGCTGGTACGGCTGCCTGGAACTTTCCAGTTTGTCAGGCAGCGAGCGTGGATGTGACGGCTTCGGGAGCACGGGTAAATGACCAAGAGCGCCAGGTGATCGGCCCGAGAGAATGGGGGCGGCCTTGCACAATCGCCAGTTCTGACCTACCCTAACAGTGTCGCCTTAACCCCCTGGGGCGGCAGCATGTTGTTCTACTCCTAATGCTTGCCCCGCTACTGCGGGGCTTTTTTCTTTGGGCCGTCCAGAAAGCGCTGAAGCGTCACGCCCAGCGCCTGCGCAGCCTGCTGCGCCGTGAGCAGCTTCGGGTTGGGGTTGCGCTTTAGCCGGTTCATTTCCTGGGGCGTCTTGCCCATGCGCCGCGCCAGCTCCGCCGACGACAGGCAGCGCTCCTCGCGCCAGGATTCAAGCAATGCGGGGAAATCCATAGCCACCTCCGAGTATTCAGAAGTGATTATATCTGCTAGTAACTCCAGATGCGAGGGCTGGGGAGTGTTTCGTCGATGTCGAGGTGGATGAAGCGCGAGCTGCCCTGCTGGCTGACGCCGATGCGCTCTATCCCGTGACCGAAGGCGTGGTAGACCACCCAGAACGCCTGGTCGTAGCCAACCGCCAGGTCGACGGCCACGCCGCGACTGTGCGCGCCGGGGCGCGACTTGACCAGCTCTTCCGGGTGTAGCGGGCAGCGGTAGCCCGACGACACGATCAGCGGGAAGTCACACGCGGCGCGAATCTGGTTGAGCAGGGAAAGGAGCTGCGGGTCGAAGCGATACTCGCCGCAGTGACGGCAGGCCAGCTCACTCTCACTGAAGTAGCTCACTGGCTGGCCTTCATGGTCTTGACTATCTTCTCCCCGCTGCGGCCCACAACATAGCCCCCGAGGCCGATGTTCAAAAGCATCCACGCCTCGTCGCGGAGAGGGGAGTTTAGCCAGCCCATGCTGTCGCCTACGGCCAGTGCCAAGAACGTGAGCATGGTGATGGGTCGCCAGTTTGCAGCCAGCCAGTGATCGCTGCTGGCCTCGGCGTGGACGATCTTTGCCTTAGCCTCGATCATCCCGCGCTCGTAGTCGAAGGCGCGCTGCATGGCGGCTGCCTGCACGTCGAGCAGATGGCCCTTCGCCTCCAGCCGCTCCGCGTCGGAGGTGTGCAGCTTGTCTACCAGGTCTGCGGCGGGCTTGAACACGCCAGCGATGAGATCGGGGATGATTGGGCTCACTGGGGGCCGCCCTTGAGCAGAAAGCCGACGACGCCCACCAACAGCGCAATGACGCTCCACATTGCCTGAGAGGTCAGGCTGATGCCCTGTTTGCGTTCTAGCTCTGCCAAGCGCTCATCGTGGCGCTCTACTGCTGCCCAGATGCGTTCCAGGGTCTTTGCCGTGTTGGCCTGTCGCTCCTCCACCCGAGTCAGCGCGAACAGGGCGTCGGCCACCCGGTCCAGCTTTTCCTCGAACTTTTCCAGTCGCTGCACAATCGTTTCCGGCTCCATTACTCCTGCCCCAACAGCC